CTTAGCAGTATCAGCAACCCAGCCGCGTCCGTGGGAGTGCTGGTGAGCAGGGACAGGTCCGTAACCAAAATCAAAAGTAGTCATGTTCATTTCCTTATCAATCATCATAAGTATATAATAACCTATAATCAGAAATGTGTCAACTAAAATCATACCTGCTAAGGTATTGATCTCATTAGAAACTTAAAATTCGTTCGTTCATTTTTCAACTTCCCATGCGTAATGTAATGTCACCCAGTCCTCTAAACATTCTTCAAAAGACCAGTTCTTATCCACTTCTTCTTTACCATACTTTTTACACATCTTCTCATACCACCAGGGGTAATACTCTTCTCTAATTTCTTGTTCTGAAACTGTTACTACTCTGGTTCCTTCACGAAGGAACCCAGGATCAACAAGTTCGTCATAACAAAAGTATCTCATTCAATAATCCAATCCATGTTTAACCAGTCTGTGTCCTCTGACATAAGTTCAACTAGATCGCCGTGCCGGTCTTTAAACTGATTCCAGATATGAGCATTATTCATACGTAGAGTATAACCCTCCTTATGGCAGCTATAGCAACTGCCAGTTGATCCATAGAAGTTATAGCGATCACCCGTATCCTCTACACGAGTAATACCACTGTTCATGCGCCAGCTATCGCCAGTTGTGTATCCACCACTCCACCCTGCGAGCACACGATAGTGTGGATCATCACCATTCATTTTGATGACAACCCAGTTGTCAGGATTATAATTGCTCATTTTTATCTTCTACCTGTTCATTGAGGTTATTACAAACTTGGTATGCCAATTCTTTATCAGTTAGTGGTATTGGTTCAAGTAATCCAATACCTTTTGAAACACCCTTTCCTGAATCAATTACATAATATTTTTCTCTGAGACCTTTACCATAGACAACACTAAACCTTGCAGCCATTGTTTTTATCTTTCCACCATCTTATTTTCATTATTGTTCCACAGTTCAAGTTCTTCAGTGGTCATATAATATTCAAGCACAGTTTGAATTGCCTTGAGCAACTCATAATCTGGCTCAAGAACGTCATCTGAACAGTCAACCTTATCAAACTTGTTATTTCTATGATAAGCGTCCTTTAGCTCATCAATAACAACTTGGTCACAGTCTTCAACTCTGAGTGTAATTGTTTTCATTTTCTTTCCTCATTGCATGATATTCTTTGCAAAGGTCTTCAAACATATTAAAGACCTTTTGGAATCTCATATTATATATACTCTCCAGTCCAATAAGGGCATTTGCAATATCATCAGTAGACATATCTGTTTCCATGACATTCTCACTGAGAAGTTGAATGTCATCTACAACATGCCAAGCTTTCATAATTTCTTGTTCAAGATCAAATATTTTCATCCTCGCCTCACTCATCCCAAGTAATTGTTGGATTACCATTATTATTTTATAAATATAACAAATTAATAAGCAGTAAGCAAGCTTAATATGTATTATATGATAGAATCTTAGAAAAATAAGCTTTAATTAATTTTCGATCTTTCTCATAAGGTTTAAAGTTATTTTTATCTGATAGATAGGTCCAAATACTTGTTTTTTTAAAAGGTAATTCCGTAAATTTTTTATTCCAATAAAAAGCTAAGTCACTGCACTCTTCTAAACCCCAGTAATCGTTATACCAATTATTATTGCTATCAAACTTGTACCCATATTTTCCAGCATTTAAATCAAATTCGCTAGGATAATTATTATTAGTAAGTTGTTTTACTGGATTTATGCGCAAAGCGTCTACTTTCCATGAGCTTAATAAAGTTTTTCCATCATATAAATCGTTTAACCATTTATTAGCAGTTTCTTTTGTCTCATAAGGTAATCCAATAATAAAACCAGAACCAATATTAACATCAGAACCCCAAGAATCTCTTAATTTACTAAGAGTTTTGTATACATCTTCTGTTTTTATTCCTTTTCCTACTGCTTTTGCCGATTCATAATTAAGAGACTCAATTCCAAATTGGCCACCAACTAATCCCATAGATTTTAATAAAGCAATCTGTTCTGGATACCTATATATTAACTCTAATCTTAAATAACATACAAATTGTATTTGTTTGTTAGTAAACGCTTTAAACTTATCAAAAACGTTTTTTACACTAAAAAGTTTTTCATTTGTTTCATTAAAGGTATCACACAAAATATTATAATTAGTTACACCAAAATGTTCATAATTATATATTAGTTCATCATATAAATGATAATCTTTTCTAATATATTTGTCTGAAATTTTTCTACCTAATAAAGGAAATGAACAAAATTTACATTTAAATCTACAGCCTCTACTTACCTCTAAAGGTAGTGTTTCGTTTTCAAAAATAAAATCACTTTTATCAAAAGCACTGGTTGTGTTGCTAAAATCCCAGTCTGACGCCATAGAGTGTATTTGTTTAGCTTCAGGAATACCATTAAAAATATTAATTAATTCTCTTACAGCAGAGCTTTCTGAATATCCTGTAAATAAATAATCAGAGTTACTTTTTTCATAATAATATCTTGGGGGCATTCCTTGCATACCATTTTGTCCCCCTATAACAAATTTATTATCTGGAAAAACTTTTCTTAAAATACTTAAAAAATTTAATATTTTTTCAGACTCATTAGTATAATGATTTGTATGTGCTAGTCTTTTTTCAGCATCAGTTTTTTGACTAAAAGGTTTTTCTGGATTAAATAAAAAAGTTGTAGAAAAACCAAAAATAGTATTTTTATGTGTATGCTTTTTTTTTAATTCAACTATAAGTTTTTCATATAAAAACTTTATTTGTACTAAACTATCCCAGAAATCAATAACTTTTACTTTTAATCCTCGTTCTCTTAGAAGAGAAGCAATACGATATGCTCCAAGCTTACGACCTCCATAACGAAAAGGAGTAAAGATTATAAAATCATATATCATTTACTATGTGGGGGCATGCGAGACTCAATAAACCAAACATGCTTGCGTAGTACAGGATGGTACTTTTTCATGCGTAATTTCTTACCTTCTCGTTGCATTGAGATGGTTTTTGCGTGAACGAAATGATAAGAAGCACTATCTCTTTTTTCACCCTCTGGAATCATCCAAACTTTATCTAAAGCTTTTTTAGCCATTAGTTACTTCCTTTATAACTCAACCACTAGTTGGCATTTTAAAAGCGTTATTTGGATTGCCCCAAATCTGCGTAGCAGGAACACGAATAAAACGCTTATTGGTTTCATTTTTATTTGGATTAGGAATAGTTAGAAAAACAGCCTTACCTGCTTTCCAGGCAGCTATTTTATTAGCTACAACATCTAACTTATTAGCTAAGTAATCTCGACGTAGTCCTTTACGAATATCTTTTCTCACATTAGGACGCTGTCCTTGAGAGACGTAATTATTACCTTTAGAACGCTTACCTTTAGCCATTGTAACCTCCTATGATTGACTAAAAATAGTATACGAAAAAAATAAGTAATTAGCAAGAAGAATATGTAGGTAGATGGTGGGAAATGTTAGAGGTAGACGTTGCGTTATCTCTTAGTTCAAGAATAGCAAATATAGTTTCATTTGCAGGATAAATAGAAGAGCATTTAGAGCATAAAGTATCATTTTTTGGCACAATATCCCCAGAACTTATCCAAACTTCTTCTTCTGTCGAACAGACAGGGCACATAGCCTTACCTCTATAAACGGTGTAATATGTTATAGTATTTCTCCATTGAATGATCTGAGAAAGAATCAAAAAACTTTAGTTGTTTCCAAGAGCTAATATGACCTCGAAACTTGTCTTTAATTCGTTGCCAAGTAGTTAGTGTTCTGATATTACCGTAATGATTAATATACACTAAATTTCCGTGATGAGCAAATCTTAAACAACTGGGAACTGTTGTTACGATATCGTTGTTATTTACAAAACGCCAGTGTGCAATGTGCATTCCTGATAACCATTTTCGATTACCGACTCTAGGAGAGCCAAAAGTATAAAGCTTATTTACTTGAGAAAACCTTTTAGAAGCAAGAGTTGCTAATGCTGCTCCTAAAGAGTGACCTGTACAAATAACACTTCTATGAGATAAATTTGAAGGATTTAAAAATTTGTGTTCTTCATAGTAACTATAAAGATCATTCCAAATATTATCTAAAGCATCTTTAAAACCGTCATGAACACGCCCTCCCGTAACACTTTTAGTTTTAAAAGCTTTTAAATCTGCAATAATGTCTCTTAAAGAATTAGGTTGTGTACCTCTAAAACATATATAAATTTTATTATTTAATAAGCAACCAAAAGCTTCTGTGCCTCCGTAAGAAAACCATTTAATTTTTTCAGCACCTAACTCAGATAGTTTTTGTTGCACAACTGTTTCATTATTATAAACTAAAAAAGAAAAAGAAGCACAAAGTTGTGCTTCTTCTAAATCAAAAGAATAATTCATATTATTTCCTATAAGAACGGACTTTTTGCGCTATTTTTTTAGGTTGTCTAACAAATTGCTTACCAGACTTTGTACCTTTTCTTTTGGCACGATTTGTAGCAGATTTTTCTCCAGGAGAAAGAGCATTCCAAGCAGCTTTTGGCAAATATCTTCCTCTTTTAGATTTAGGTTTATCTCCTTCTTTTTTAGAAGAATATTGCCATTCCTGTCGCGTCCATTTATTTAATGAAGTTTGTGAAGGCTTTAGTGCCATGTTATTTCTTTTTTGCTAAAATAGCTTTTTGTAAAGCTTCTGGAAGTTTTTTTTGCTTTTCGGTCAGACCATTTTTCATACCATTACCTTTTGGCATGGACTGCGCTTTTGCAGACTTTTTATTACGTTCCATTTCATTGCAGTGCATTATTTTTCTCCTTTAAGTAAAGTAAATACTCCCCAAGCAAGAGCTGCCCAAGCAGCTACGTTAACTAAGGGAGAAAATAAAAGAACGGCGGCTGCAACAACAAGTAACATCACACCATCCCAAGAAGTTCGTTCTTTGAGTCTGTTTTTTAACCAATTCATTATACTTCTCCATCCCAATTTATATTAATATTAATATTATTAGATAAATTATGCGCTGTTCTATCTTGTCGTGCAGTTACAATAATTGCATCATTAAAATATGTATCAAATAGCGATTGATTAGGAAAAATTAAAGTTCTAGTTTTTTGTAAATTATCTTCAGAAAAAGAATCGGTAGCAATTCTCTCAGGATAAGTAGTGGCTATATAAGATTTTACAGTACTATCTGACTCCCAAAAATTTATATCTACACTAGACCTGGTTTCTGTCCATTCTTTTTTAAACGACATTATTTATAACCTCCTCCTTTACGTTTGTACTCCGCAGCAAGTAATTGTGCTTTTCTAGCACTCCATTGCCCCGGACTACCACCTTTAGATCCGGCTTTAATTTTATTAAATAAGTTTTTTCTCATAGTAGGTTTTGTATAGTTACCCGCAGCATTAACTTTTGATTTACGTTTTTTCATAATACATTATTCCTAACAGAGTAATAAATAGTCATCTTTTAATTTTACCCAAGTAAAGTCTTCATTTAATATCATTGATGTTTCATTATAATTTTGAACTAAATCAGTTTTTATAAGAATAGGAATAGTTGTTAGTACTTTGCTAAGTTTGTGATACCCTAAAGGTCTAGTTTGTACACAACTATCCCAAGCAGCACCTACAATACAAATATTTTTTATATGTTTAAGTTCTTTTTTTTTAAGATATCTTCTTAAAAACTCTGGGTCGTTAATATAAGCGTTATTAGGATTTGAAGTTAAAGAAGTAATGTCCAAATAAGGTTTATTTAACTCTTGCACATAAGGATGTATATTTCTGTCTCCTGTTTGTAATTCATATATACCACCGCAAGCAAGTTTTACATGATCTGACTTGTTTATAAAATCAACTACAGTTCTTGCAAATTTATCATTTATAATATCCCATAAATCAATTACAATTACTAAAGTAGGATCATAAATATCAAAAACCATAGTAATTAATAACTTCTTATCACTTTACCTTTAAAAGGAGTTTTTTCTGCACACCAATCCTCGGGATGTACATTACGAGGACGTTTACCCGCAGGTTTTGATACCATACGTCCCATAGGAGTATAAAATACGCACCAATCTTCTTTTTCTCTGGGACGAGAATCTGAAGACATAGTCTTCCATAATTTATCACCTTGTGCTGTTTTAGTTAGTTTTCTAACGGCCATCTGTATAAAAATCCTTCTCAAAAAAAAAATGAGGATAATTTCTTATCCTCATTTTAACAAAACAGGGCACAATGTCCAATTTTATTTTTTAGTAATCATTACTTACATAACAGCCTTTCTCCGGACAAATACTGCTCTTCTTCAATAAAGGTGTAAAAATGATTAACAGCTACTTCTTTGTGTTTTGCTTCAACTTCAAAGTCAGCGTACTCAAGCATAGGAACTGTACTTGCCATAAGTTCTTCATCGTGATAAATATCAGAATGAGCATTAGCTTTCATCCAATAGTCTTCATTATCCAAAGGAAAAGATTGTGATTTATGAAACAAAGGACGTACATCTTTCCAAGTTTTTACAGCTTCTTTAAAGAAATCATCATTCACACTAATATGTCTAACTTCGTCCCTAATTTTTCTGTTGACCAACTTGCCTTGTGAGTTTTTAACTTTTTCTGTTTTCTGCATCCGGTGACAGGCGTAGTGGTGTATGTCAAGACATGTTCTCGTTGGAATCCGTTTTGTGAGTTCGAGCGTGTGTTCAATGTCGTATCCGTTGGGTTTGTCTTCATTTTCAACCGATAAACATTGTTGCGAATAGTCTGAGAGATATTGGAAATTGCTTGCAAACCTCTTAATTCCATCAATATGTTTTCCTCCATATAAACCTTGTAAATGAATATTCATAGTAAAATCTTTAGCAGGTATTCCCATAAGTTTACCATACAAAGCATGATATTCTAAGTCTTTGATAGAGTTTTCTACAACATTAGCTTTTGGGCTACCAAGAACAGTATATTGTCCTGGATGTACAGAGAGTCTAATTTCGTGGTATTTAGCCACTTCACCACATTTGTGAAGAGCTTCACATATTTCATCCCAAATTTCTGCATACCAGTCCTTAGTAAAGTCCAAAGTATAACAAGGAAACATCTCAGAAGAAATGCGAAAAGAACGAAGATTTCGGGGCTGTTTAGAAAAATAGTGTTCTAGTATGAGATAAAGTTTGTGTACATTTGATAATGCTTTATCCTGCACACGTTTTTTACCTCCGTCTTTGAGGGCATATGTTTTAGTAGTTGTACCAAAATTAAATTGTTTTGCTAGTTTTTTATCATGAAACTGACAACATTGAGACAGTCGCCAGTCTGTAGAAGTACGATTAAAATAAGACATAGTTACCTCTTGTTGATTGTGATTAATTATATGATAAAATGTAAAAACTTGCAAGAATTAGTTAAGTTTATTTAGTCTGTAACATCGAATCAATCTGTATTTCTTCGTTGCTTTTCTTTACAACCTCTTTCTTACAAATATCTTCTCCTTTAAAAACACGATGAATATAACAATCCTCTCCATTAACTTCGGAAACGATAGTATCGGGCAGAGATTTTCCAGTAGTTGCGGAGGAAATAACATCAGCGCCACCATAAATCTGACCCGCTACTAAGAGCGGGCCAGTACAACCAGACAATAATAAAACAGCATTAATTCTTATAAGGTTTTTTAACATATTTAAAATATTTTTCCTGAGACATAATTATCCACAATAACAAATCATAAAAAGCTTTCATAGTTTATTTCTTTTTAACTCCTCCAAAAGCTTGAGTACCAAAAAAAGCAGCAACTATAGCAGCAACAGAAACAAAATAAGTAGCTGCCATATCTCCTAAAATTTTGGCAGCGCTATCTAAACTTAATAAAGTAGCTAAAACAACAGCAAAAGGATAAAGTAACATACCAAATAGTGCAAACCAAGCCATAGTACGTTGAGCATCTCTCATCGCATCTTGATCTTCTAATTCTTTGCGTTTAAACTCTAAATATAAGTTTTGTTCAGTTTCTGAAACAATACCATCTCCATTGGTATCAGCAGGATGAAACCCTGATTCTTTTATTTCTTCGTCCATTCATTTTCCTTAATTACACCAACCTTTCTTTGTCCCCCCATCATATGGTCGTGCTAGTTTTTGAATCATAATTAACTTGGAATAAAGATGTCCATCTAAGTAAACATTAGATAATAGTCTACCTCCATACTTATCCCACTCTAAATCTTTAAACTCTATATCTCTTGCGTTTCTAAATACTTTGTTAGCAAACTCTCGTGCTTTCAAAGCAAGTTCTTTTTCTTTATCACACTTCCCCCTAATTTCTGGAGTATCAATGCCTTTAATTCTAACACTCATTTTACGCAATCTCTCTGGAAGTTGTGGCACTAATAAATAACAAGTATCCCCGTCATAACAAACATTACCTCTAAACTCTCTTAATTCAATATCAATGGCGTGTGCATCTTTAACAAACCCTAAAATAACTAAAATAGTAAGAACAAAATAAAATAATTTCATTGTTTATCCTCTAAAAATTTAATTCTACTCTCAAGTACTTGAAGACGCGCTGATAATTCAGGAAACTTTTTCATTTGTTTTTCCTCATCAGTTAGGATTTTTAATCCATAGCGTTTACTAGCCCAAGTATACAACTGATCTACTTTATTATAAAACCAAATACCTAACTTAGTATCTCTAAACCAAGAATCTGTAGCACTTCCTATTATACTACCTGTAATAGCACTTAGCAACCAAAACCACATTTAATTTATTCCTTTACTTATTCATATTATTTAGAGGGTTCTCTAAGGCTTTCTTTATCTTTTGATCAAGTTCTTTTTTTATATCTTTTATTTCTCGTTGAAACTCCCTATTATCTTCTTTCACTCTCTGTTCAGTATCCTCTACAATCTTTTCAATACGACGAATATCTGTTTTCATATCAACTTTGAGATCACGGTTTACACCACCAATAAGTTTCACTTCACTTTTAACCGCTTCCATCTCTTCCTTAAAGACGTTCAGTGTATCTCCTATCTTACTTTCCATCACAGAAATGCGCTTATCAAAATCTGATAGATCTGGCGCGGTATAGTTTTGAATTGCTTCCTTCATATCCATATAGTCTTTATAGAACTCAAATGCTCCATAAAGTCCACCTCCGAGAGTACTCAATGCTGTAATAATAACGAATATTTTTCCACCTCGAAATTTAATCCCAGCAAATTCAACTTCAGTTTTGTCATCATCTGACATTTTTTACCCCTTTCTTTGTCTACTTAGAAAAGCCATCTACGCTTTCTTTCCAGGGCATTATCCAGTCATACCCTTTGGTGCAATTTTTTCACAAACGAGCTGAGCTACGATTGGTGAGATTACACTACCAACAAAGATACCAACACCCGCTGGTGTAGCAAGACTTACACTTAATACTGCTGGGTTACAAGTTGCAATCACATTCACAATTACATTGTTTAGTGTCTGTTTGTTACAGTTACCTTTAACACCGGGAATCAACCAGATGCTCTCTGTAATTAAGTGACCAACCGCAGTTGCCATTGCAGCATTTGTTCCCTTTGAAACAATGTAACCAAGATATGTTGCACTGATTGCTGTGCTTGTAACAGTACCAGGTT